TGTTCCATTAGGAGCTAGGTCAAGAGTAGCATTGGAAGTTGTAACAATGTCAGCACCATTCATATCTAGGTTTCCACCTAGTTGTGGTGATGTGTCTTCTACTATATTAGCTATTGCACCTGATGTAGCAAGACCAGCTACAACTGTACTACGTGCAATTCTTTTTAGACCACCTCCAGAAGTATCTACAGCTAAAAATACGTCATCATTAGCTACCGTACTAATCTCTGATAGATCACCTACTACAGTAGGATTAAAGTTTGTACCATCTGCAATAAGTAAAGCACCAGAAGTATTAGTAGCCATTGTAAGATCATCACCACCAATAGTAAGATCACCTGCTAGTGTAGCATTAGCACCGCTAAATGTTAAAGCTGTAGTTGTACCTGACTTAATAATCAAGTTACCAGAACTATTTGTAAGTGAGCCAAAGGTTGTACCAGCATCTTTTACAAATACATCTCCACCATCTGCATCAAGTATAACATCACCAGATGAATCTATTGTAACATCTGTACCATCATTAGTAATAGTGTCAAGTGCAATGCTACCTACATTAGTAATATTAGCATCGCCAAACGAAGTAGCGGCAAGTGTAGTAGAACCAGACACAGCTAGGTCTGTACCTACGTATAACTTCTTAGCTATACTTGCGCCACCCTCAGTACGTAGTGCACCTGTGTCTCCTGTTGCATCACTGGCATCTGTGGCATCTGTTACGTCAAGTATGCCACTTAAAGTAAGTGCTTGAGAAGCATTGAAGGTAGCTGCAGTAGTCCCACCAGTAGCAATAGTAATTACATCTGAGCCACTAAATGTAATACTTGTATTAGTATCTGAATCACCAGAAATACTATCTAGTTGAATATTACCAGCATTAGTAAAGTTAGCATCACTAAGATCAAACGTACCTGTAACATCTAAATTACCACCTACAGATAAATTACCTGATATATCAACAAGGCCATTAATATCTACAGTAGTAGCAGCGATTTGTATTTCTGTATCTGCAACAATATCAAGCTGACCGTCAGCACTAGAGTTAATATAAATAGCAGTATCACGAAACTGTAGCTTCTCTGAAGTAGCTATAAGTATGTCATCAGAAAACTCAAAGTAATCTTCGTCTTCCATCCACTTTAATACACCGTCATTACTTTCACCATCAAAGGTTACTGTAATGTCTGTACCTGAAGTAGCGTTACCAATTGTAATTGCTGTACCTAGTAGCTTAGTTACAGGCCCACCTTCAGCAGTCGTGCCATCATGTGTGTGTCCTGTACTTGCAGCAAAGGCAGCTAGTAATTGATCAAATTCATCATTAGTGTGGTCAGCAGTAATGGTATCGCCATCTGCATAAGTTGACTGTCTTGTGTATGTAGCACCCATTTAACGTCTAGCTCCTAATTGATACTCTAGTTGAAACCCTTTTAAGGAGTATGGGTTACTTTCTCCATCATCTTCTATTCTTAATATAACAGAAAATCCTGATCCCTCAACAGATTTTCTATCTAAAGGGTCTTGCCCTCCACCATAAGTAAATTGTGTAGTACTAGAAGTTGTACTGTATACTGACACACCATAAGAAGCAGCTAAGTTTGTTGTGCTAAATGGATATACTGCTGGTCTAGCAGAACCCCTATCTTCATTATCATACCGTAAAATTAAATCAGCGTCAACAGCACCTTCAGGTCTGTAGTTAATAATAACTTTTTGCATATGCTTGCGAATACCAGAATCTCCAAAAACCATATCTGGACCTCTGTACTTGCCTTTTATAGTTGTACCATCAAAAGTACTACCAATCTCTTGTCTTTGTATAAAACCATCTACATCACCATGTAAAACAATTACATCTCCTGCTTCTACAAATGTATCAGTACAAGTAGTTTTAAAACCTTTTAATTCTGAAAATTCAAAACCATCTTTTTTTAAAACACAAGTAGCACCTTTAGAAAGTTTTGCAGCTTGACCTGATTTGTTAAAGAATATTCTGTATTGAGACTTGTCTGGTATAACTACACTGTCAAAGTCTACAGAGTCTTTAATATTTTTATCAAAAATAGATTGAATGTTTTTACTAATTGTTCCTAGTTCTGTATCACCAATACGTTCAGTAGCAGCAATAGTACGTAAACCATCTGGCCCAAGAAAGATTAAATCACCTGCAAATTCCTGTACAGTAAAGCTATTAATACATCCAATGTTTCTAGTTACTGGCTCTACTACAAAATTTGAGCTTGAAGAACCTGTAAGTTTAAAAATTCTATTTTCACAAAATATAAATAAACTATTACGAAAAACCTTTAGTGCAACAACTGTATCATCTACTTTTACACTACCTGCTCCAGAGCCAGAGTTAAAACCATCTTCATTAAAAGGTTCACTAAAAATTACTTCTTGTGGTGTTGTTGATTTACCTGCATAGAACATGTGATTTCTATAAGCAACTACTGTTGTAGCTCCTGCTACACTGCTATCACTAACATCTGTAGCAGATAAAGAAGAATTAAAAACTACTGGTGCATTGACTCTATCTACAAAAATAATTTTTTCATTGCCGTCAAAGTTAAATCTTTCAAATTGATACTTGCCAGCGTTAGTTCTTCCAGTGTCTATCTCAGTCCAATCCTGTGATACAGAAGCATCTGTATTATGTATTGCAGCAGTAGTGCTTGAGGTAGCCCTAGTCACACCTGTAAAAGAATTTGAAGTAACTCCTGTGTAAGTAAATTGTTCTGAATCAATTTGAATAGTACCACTAGCAGCAAAACCTGTAGTAGAGTCTACTGTTAAAGAACCAGAACCAGACATAGTCGTACTAGCAGTAACACGAATTGCTAACTGCGTAGACACAGAGGAAAATATTTTTTCACCTCTTGCTGCCAATACTTTGTTACTAAAAGAAGCAGTCATTAAGGGTTCTTCAGAAGATGTACTTGTAAATGGAACTACTTGATTAACATACTTTGTGTAACCATTTATCCTTCTATACCCACCTTGAATGTCAGGCTCAAAGTTTTCTAACTCAATTGCTTGACCGGGGTCCATTAAGAAAGTAGAACTGTTAAGAACTAAACCACCTTGAAGGTTAAATGCAGCAGGTTGGAGTTGAGCATTATCAGGCATTAAGAAGTAATCACAGACATAGAGTTACTATGAGAGAAAGACCTTACTATGTGTGTAGACCTAACGTACTCATACTTATTAATAAGTAAGCTCTGCATATTTTTAATACCCTGTTCAAACCTTTCAAAATTTAATTGATACTGTGATAGTTCTCCACGATACTGATACACAAAAGCTGTAGCTCCATCTACAATTACAGGAGCAAATCTATCTGGTATAGATGTAGTATCTCCATGAGCATCTAAATCTGCTGGAAATGTAAAGTAATCAAAAGCTAAAGTGTATTGTTTGTCAGGAAAAGGATACAAAAGATAATTATTATCTGGAGTACGAACTATCTGTTGTGGAACTCCACCGTTTTCAAATTGTGTAACAACAACCCCACTAGCATGTGTTGCAGCAGTAGTGCTATTAGCACCACGTGTACATCCTGTAATATCACTACCTGATATTGCAGTGTATGTAACTTGCTCACTACCAATGTGTACAAGACCTGAAGCATCTAGTCCTGTAGTAGAAGCAAGTGTTAATGTAGTTACAGAATCTGAATGAGAACCATTTAATGTTGTAGATATAATTTCATCTTCTTGTGTAGCAAATTCTTTTTGTATATATTCATTGTAGTTTAATGTTGATAAATTATTACCAGAGGCATTTAAGTCAACGTCTTTTTTTATTCTAGCTGTACTGTAATCAACTGACTTAGTACTTGTAGGTAACTCATATCGTGTTACACCAGCAGTAAGTGTAGAGGAATTAGTAGCATGGTTAAAGGAATAGCCAAACTCTCTTTGATTTATATACCGTATAGATTCATTAACAGCATTTTTACACTGAACCTGAACACCTCTAGCACCAGTAAAGTCTGTAGAAGTAAGTGCTACTTCGTTCATTCGTGTTATAACATCGTTAGCTAATGATAAAAAAGTAAGTGCCATTATGTTCCCTTTAGATGAGCTAAAGGGGCCAGTGTGTACCAGCCCCTAAAGTTAGTTTAGATTAAGTCACGCTGTGCAACTGCAGCTTCTGTCATTGCGGCAGAAACGTCTACAACTACTGCGTATACCCGAAGGCGTCCAGTAGCAGGTGCAGCACCAGCAACAACTACATCAATAGTATCTGCAGCACCAACAAGAGCTAGTGATTCTGCAGCGAATGTAGAAGCAGCACCAGTGTTTACAATATTAGCTTCACCGTTACTACCTTTTACAAGGTATGTACCAGCAGCAGCGTCAAGAGCAGCACCGTCAATAATGTCATCTCCACCAGCGAAGTCAATATTACAAGTACAACTTGCAGTAAAAGACTTCATAATCTCCGCACCAGCAGCAATCACGATTGATTCGGCAGGGATTTCAAGTAGTTGAAAGATGTCACCATTTGCACCAGAGTAACCAGCAGTAACCATTGCATCAATATCTAGTATTGCTTCAATAGTACGTACTGCATTACCGATAACTGTTGGAACAGCAAGAACGTTTGCTCCAACACCAGCGGTATCAACGGAAGTCATGTCATAAGTAGCCATTTAAATATCCCCC